TGTCGAGCAGCCGAGCGGCCTTTTCGGCGTCGTCATGGAACAGTTCGTAGAAGTCACCCATCCGGTAGAAGAGCAGCGTGTCCGGATGATCGGCCTTGAGGCGCAGGTACTGCTGCATCATCGGCGTATGTCTGTCTGCGGCAGGTTTCGTAACTGCTTGATCCACCTGGTTATTCTCCTGCAATCCCTTGTGCGGCAACGGTTTGCGCGACATCCACATCTCGCGCTAATGAAAATGCACACATATTACCACGCATCTAAACTTGTAGTGTTGGCGTAGCCTTTGGGCGTATCATCGCAAAAAAGCTACGCCGCTGCCTTTTGGCGACGTAGCGGCAAAACCTACGCCACAGAAAAGCTACGCCATGCACTTCGACGCTCGAGCAGCAAAGAATCTAAAACCTGGTGAACGCATCACTATCGATGATCACCCGGGCCTGCGCCTTGAGTGCTCCACCAAACGTCGCTCGTGGATCTACCGCTACAAGTCTCCAAGCGGGCAGATGAAGCAAACAAAACTAGGCGAGTGGCCCACTATGTCGGTCTCCGCAGCAATCGGCGAGTGGGAGAATCTGCGCGCCGCTCGCGGCAGCGGACGCGACGTGGCCGGTGAACGGAAGGCCGCCAAGGCCATCAAGGACGGGAGTTTAACCGAACCGAAGGAATACACCGTCCGCAGCCTGTGCGAGGACTACCTGAAGGGTCACGTTGAGCGGAATCGTAAGCTCAAGGGGGCAACGGAAGTACGTCGCATGTTCGACACGATGCTGGGCACCTTGGCGAGCGCCAAGCCGGAGACGATCACCCGAGCGCAGGCCTTTGATCTCTTGCAATCTCACTCGGCCATACCAGTGCAGGCCGGCAAGCTGCGGTCTGAGCTCGGCGCGGCGTGGGACTATGCACTGGACTCTGGCCGGCTTCACGAGGCCGCGCCGAACTGGTGGCGGCAGATCATGCGTGGGCGACTGCGCAGCAATGGCAAGAAGATCGAAGGCAAGGCGGTCGGGGCGGTCAAGCGGGTACTGACCGAAAGCGAGGTGGGCGACCTTATCCGCTGGCTGCCGAATTTCAGCCGCATCGTGGCGGACGCCTTGACGCTGTACCTATGGACATGCACCAGAGGCGCAGAAATCATGGCCATGGAGTCTGCTGAGATCGCGGAGGATGGCGCCCAGCTTTGGTGGACGATCCCGAAGGCGAAGACCAAGAACGCTGATCGCGACGGCGCGACGGACCTACGCGTTCCGCTGTTCGGGCGAGCCGATGAGGTTGTCCGTCGGCGCCTGTCGGTCGCCGGCGATGGCTATCTATTTCCATCGCGCGTCGGTGGGCCGATCGAGCAAAAGACGATTCAAACCGCAGTCTTCTACCATCAGCCCTATTCTAAGACGCGCAAGGAAATGAAGCGCCCGCGGCTGACCGTCACGCACTGGGCGCCGCATGATTTGCGCCGCACCGGGCGGACGATGCTCGCGGCTATGGGATGCCCAAGCGACGTAGCTGAATCCATCCTTGGTCACATGCTACCTGGAGTGCAGGGGGTGTATAACCGGCACTCCTATGACCCGCAGCGCATTGAGTGGCTCACCCGTTTGTCGGATCGGCTTGAGGCGCTCGCAATGACCCGGTAATCCCCTTACGCCAGCCGGTGTTGGCGGGCGGCAGGAGGTCAGATATTGGCCGCGCCTCGGCCCATTCCTCTACTTCGCGCACCAGCCAGCCGACGCGGCGCTCGGAGATGACGCGAGGTTTCGGGAATTTCCCGTCACGGACCATCTTCTGAACGCTGACATGCGATATGGATAGCATCCCGGCGACGGTCTTTAGATCCAGATATAGTGGCTTGATCCCGCTCATACCGCCCCCATCATCCACGCCGCCGCCACATCGCAATGCGGCTTCCACCCAGCCATCCATTCCTGATGCCTTTCCATGGCGCTTTTGTCGGCCATGGATTCGGACATGGCAGGGTCCTCATCCGCTCCGGCGCGGTTAGGCTTCTCTGCGTCTGGCCTATTCCCGACGGCGTACACAGCGCACACATTGGAGTTGATCCCAATCCAGCGCACGATGTAGACGCGCTTTTTCTGCTGGTCCATCAGGTCGCTCAATCGACTGCGCACCCCGTTAGAGCTCAGCCCGGTTTCTCGGGCGATTTCTGCGCGCGTGATCCCACGCTTTCCAGCCCATTCAATCGCGCCATAGACAGCGGAGAGATGCTGTGCCTTTTGTTCTTCCTGCCACCGCCGCGCGAAGGTGGTCTGCGTAATCGTTCTTCCCATTTCCTATTCCTCTGTCCTCATGGCCTCGTCAACTGCTGCCTTGATCGCGGCGCGGGTGGCGTCGCTGCCGGCATGCAAACCGCGTTCGTAGCACCGCGCTACCGTCAAGCCATCGCACTCATTCGGCCCAACGGCGATATGCGCCTCTGCCTGCAAGGCCAGTCGGATGCGTTCGCGCTCGGCCTCATGCGTTGCCGCCATGTCGTTGATCAGCCCGGCAAGCTGGCCGGTCATCTTCGACAGCGTCGCCGCTATGTCCGCGCGCACGTATTCGATGTCGCCATCTGTTCCGTTCAGCCTGGCGCCGTCCTTCCCGAGATAGATCCGCTCTGGCACTGTGTCGTCAGCCGGCGCCGCATCGATCGCCACGTTCAGGCAATGGGCGATGAAGCGCGCCGCGGCGATCTTCTTTTCCGGCGACTCGAAATCGCCCGACACGGTCAGCCTGACATCGGGCAATAGGCGGGCATGCACGACGTCGCCGCGCTCGTCTGCAAGCCAATGGCCGGTTGTCAGGCTTTCCATGGTTCAGTGGCCGCAGGGCGGCGCCTCTCCGTCAGCGACAGCGACGCCACATCCAAGGCACGTCTTCGGCTCGGCGGGCACCCCATACGCTCGAGCAGGTTCACGCGATTCGCTGCGCCATACCCACGCGATATGCTCGGCAGGCACACCAAGCCCCGCTGCGATGCCCCGTAACACCGCGTCGAGCGGCTCATGTAGGTTCGTTTTCGATTCCATAATTTGTAGTGTAGTGTGCTATTTGCACATGGGTTAGCCAATATGGCGAAAAATAAAGGCGTAGGTCAGCATGGCCAGTACCAGACCGTAGGCGCCGCCGGCTAGGAATGCTCTGGCGTCAGACAGGCGGGCGAGGTTCATGATCAATCCCAGTAGGTCATGTCTTCCGCCACGGCGCCTTCCGGATCTGTGTCGAACCCTGCGCCACCTTCATCCACGTAGGTTTCATAGAGGCTGTCTGCGTAGTCGTATACAGCGGATTTAGTCCATCCCGGTGAGCAGCGCTCCAACTCGGCTTCGGCGCGCCTGATCCATTCGTCTTTGGTCATGACGGCTCCTTGGTGTAGTCCTTCATCTGCTCGAGCACCTTCGGGCCGACCATCAGGGTATGGTTGCCGATCTTGAAAACGCGGCTTTCGGTGCCGAAAAACTCGCGCATCCACTGGTTTGTCTCATCAGCCCATGACGGCGGCATCATGGCTGCGAACTTCGGTGAAAGTTGGAACTTCGGCCAGTTGTCCAGCATTGGATTGACGATCACCTTTAGGCCCGCGAGCGCTGCTTGATTAAGCATGATTGGTCCCCTCAAAACGGCAGCCGCGTCTGCCCGCGCTGCGCCATGGTTACCAGTGTGCGGAGGTGGCCAACCGCCTCAACCAGCAACGCCGCGAAATTCGCGGAAAAGAACTCGATAGATTGCTGTGGCGTGACGGTAGAGACCTCGCATTCTTCTGCCTCGGCAGCTTCGCGGGCTTCGCGTTCCTTGCGTTCCTGCTCGGCGCGGGCGGCGTTGATCTCGTCCTGCTGGCGTTGTAGTTCGGCGCGCTGCTCGGCAAGGCGTCGCTCTTCGGCCTCGCGGGCTTCACGGGCGATGCGGTCGGCCTCGGCTTGCGTGGCGCGCTGCTCGGCGAGCTCGCGTTCCTGCTGTTCGCGCTCGGCCTTGAGGCGGGCTTCTTGGGCGGCGCGCTCGGCGGCGAGGCGTTCTTCTTCCTCGCGTTGGCGGCGGTCGAGTTCCGCGCGCTCGGCAGCCAGGCGCTGGGCCTCTTCTGAGGCGGCGACGGCGGCGCGGTGCATGGTGTTCAGCTTCTCGACTACGGCGTCGCGCGCCAGCTCGGCCTCGCCCTTGAACTCGGCGAAGGCGTCGTCGATGACGGCAGACTCGACGGCGCGCAGCTTCGCGGCGATCTCTTCGGCGCCCATCCCGACGCACTCGACAGGCAGTTGCTGCAGTCGGTTGATGCGTGCACGGATGCCGGCCACGCGCTCACGCTCGGCGGCTTCCTTGGCGGCCTTCTGCGTGTCGAACTCGCAGCGGCCATAGCCGAGACGAGCCATCGTTCTCTCGGTCTTCATGTCGCATCGGGTGCAGTCGATACAGGCTGGCATGGTGGTAAGTGTGCAAGATGCGAATACGTGTGCAGCATAGTTAAATGGAGCGCGGTTGGCAAGGGTTTTGTGCATGTCCGTTATCACTTTCGTATGCGCGCACCTTTTCCGCGGCTTCGTCCTTCGCTTCGGCGAGCTTTGCGCGCTCGGCGGCGGCTGCGGCTTCGCGGGCTCGGCGCAGTTTCTCCGACGCGGGAATAAGTTGCGCGACGGCGGCGCGAAGGCGCGCGAGCCCTTCCGGATCGGTGTCCTGCTTCTTTGGAGCGGGCGGCGGAAGCATGGCCTCTGCCTTGGGCGCAGGAAGCAGACCGGCCTTCACGGCTTCGCGCAGTGCCGTGGCGCGCTTACCCAAATCCCATCCCAGTGTGGCCGTCCATTGCACCGCCTGACCGGCGGCACGAGATTCGGAAACCAGCCGGTTGTATGCGTCCTTGAACGCCATCCTGGCCCCTACCTCGTCGCCCATCTGCAGGACTGGCCGGGCGGCCGACATGGCAGCCAGAATCTCGGGCGTGGTGACGATAGTCTCGGACTCATCCTGTCCATCGAGGGCGATCGCCCATGCCTCGTCTGCGCCCGGTCGGTCGTCGCTGATCCGCTCGAAGACGTGCGCTGGCGTCAGGAAGGATTTGACCTCCATCCGGCAGCGGTGCAGGGCGGTGAGCACCTTGTCCTGCGGGTAGGTCGACAGGTCCGCGGCGAACTGGCGAGCAGCCGCTTCGCTGAACGTGCGGCCGCAGGCTTCAGCGGTCACGGCGATGGCCATGAGGAGTTCAGGTGTTGGCGTTGCGTTGCGCATCTTGTGCCTCCCGAATGAGTTTTCCGAAAACATCGCCGTTGGTCTGCGTCTTGTCGGCCTGGTCGGCTTGAGTTGCCGTCATGCGGTTGCCAGTCGCCCATTCCGTGCGGAGCTTCTCGGCGTCCTTGACCATCGGCCCAACAGCGTGCATCTGCTGGGCGTAGTACCGGTTGTTGTGCCAGACGTAGAAGGCTGCGACGTACGGGGCTTCCTGAGCGCCAAGTCGGGTCACGAAGTTGGCAAGCTGGCCGTTGACCGTGGCGTTGCGAACTGGCTCTACCCCGTACCGGCCTTGGTAGGCTGAGGCATAGGCATTCCAGGTGTCGGCTGTAGGGGATGTGGATGCCTTGGTAACTTTCGCAGGCTTCGAGGCTGGCGCGGCGGGGAGTGCGACAGCACCCCCGGCGGAACCGAGGGAATCAGGAATCAGAGAATCAGGAATCAGAGAATCAGGAATCAGAGAATCAGGGGGATTTCCACCGTCTTCAATCTGTGGGTTCACCGTTGCATCACCGTTAATCGCCTGTTTCGTTTCAAAACATGGGCTTACGGGGTCGCGCTCTTCCCATCCCGGAAGCTCTGACGCCTTTTCCGTGTGGTGGGGGGACTGGTGCCGCTTGAAGTTCAGGATCTCTATTACCGGCACACCGTGAGCAACATAGCGCCTCACAAAGTCGCACCGTTCCAGTTTCGTGAGTTCACGGTTAACGTCAACTTCGTAGTAGGGAAAGACCTCCACCTTGATGAGGCGAGGTTTATCCTCCAGCCGACCTTCCTTGTCTGCCAAGCACCACAGGCCAGCAAACAGAAGCTGGCAATGCGGGCCGAGATCGGCCAACTCATAGTTCTTGAAGAACCCCGGTTTGATGTTTCTCGCTCTAGCCATGGCGCGCTCCAGCGGCCGCCCGGCCTGAGTTTGCTTGTCTTGCTGCCATACTCTTCACTCCAATGCCTCAACTGCGGAAAGGGTCGGGCGAGCGCGGGCCCGGAGGCAAAGCCCGCGCGACGGTGGCCACCGCCTGCCCGATTGAAAGGATCTCGCCCGCGCTTGCGATAATGCACATACATGTGCACGGGTGAGAAATTTTTTTGACGACTACACCTCAGCGGCTTCCGCGAAGTGGTCGACGAGCCGAAATTCATTGCCCGTCCCCTTGGTTGCCGCCTGCAGCCTACGGGCCAGGTCAAGCCCAATGGCCCCGCGGCATCTGGCGATACGCAGGCTGCTGGCGGTCGTGTTGGCCTTTTCAAGCGCTTGCGCTCGCTCGACTTTGCGGCGCGCACGTTCGGCGTCGGTGATGGGCAAACCGTTGGCGGTGCTAGTCGCATCAAGCCATTCGGACAGATTCATAGGGTATCTCCACGTTAGGTTGGTCGTGCACACCCGTTATAACGCAAAATCATGTGCATGTTGCGAACGCGTTGACATAAATTTTGAGGGCGCTAGAATTGGCGGCATGGACATCAAAACTATCCGACGCATGAACGTGCGCCTCCTCGAGAAGGAGGTGGGAACCCTCACGGCGCTTGCCACTCTAGCGGGCTCGAAACAGAGCTACCTTTCGCAGTGCGTGGGTAAGGGCGCCTTCCGGTCAATCGGGGATGACCTTGCAAGGCGCCTGGAATTTGCCACGGGTAAGCCGCAGGGTTGGATGGATGAGTCCCATCTGGAAGACGGTCACAAAATGCGCGCGCGCCTGATCTATGAGAAATTACTGGAGTCCCCGTCGGGCGCACTGGATGCTATTGCGTATCTCCTCGGCATGGTCAATAGTGACGAACGGGAGGGCTTCTTAGGACATATCAACCTGGACGAGAATTCGCCCGCTGAATCAAAAGGAAGGGTCGTAACCCTAAAGGACAATGTCGCACAGAACAAAAACCAACGTAGTCCCTCTGCACCGAAGCGCCAAAAGTGATGGGCCTGGCGATCAGCTCAGAGAGATTGCAGATTTAATTGAGTCGGGGTCAGTCAAGGGTGTCGCTATCACTTACGTGATGGACGATGGGGCGGTGGAGTACAAGCTGATGGGCGCGCTGGCTGAGAGAAGTAATCTCAGCAAGGCGGCGGCCATCATCGGCGAGATGAAAAGGAGGGTCGAGCTTATTTTTTGGCCGTGATGCACACGAATGTGCGAAATGCTTGACAGTGTGCGCCGTGCTTGCTAATATGCAGGCAAGGTAGCGATTCATCACCCGAATCCTATGAGGCTGAAGCCGAGCGCGAGAACATGCGCAAGATACTGGACCGGCCGACCCCGTTCACGGTGAACTCGGTAGCGGTCAAGCGCGCCGACAAGCGTAGCCTCACGGGCAGGATGTTCGTGAAGGACATCGCCGCGGCTTACCTCGAGCCATTTGAGGATGGCGGCACGCACAAGCTGCCCGGGAGCGGAAAGACGTGGCTGAACCCCAAGGACAAGTCGCTCCTGAACCAGTACGGCAACTTCGCTCGCAATAAGCTCGCGTCCATGCGGGGGCGAAGCGATACGTTCATTGGCGCTGTGAAGACCAAGAGCGGGGAAGAGGTCAGCGGCCTGTGGCAACGCCCTGTCATGCGCAAGAACCAGAAGGTTCGCGGCAAGTCAGTCGTCCGCAAGGGTTCAAACACCACCGGGAAGTTGAAGTTGCTGATGCGCTTCGGTGACCCAATCGCAGTAAAGCAGAAGCTTGGCTATAGGGAGACGGCGCAGCGGATCATCGCCAAGCACTTCCAGGCTGAGCTGAAGAAGGCGATGGACGCGGCGATCAAGACGGCGAAGTAGGGGAAGGCGCACAAATGGCGTGGCAATGCGGCGAAAACGTTGCAAAATCGCAACAAAAGTGCGCTATGGGTCCTTCCGCAGGGGGTGGTTGCTACGTGGGCACTGCGCACCCCGATTTCGCACCAGCTATGAGTTTTGAAATTTGGTTTCAGCCTCCAATCTGAGGATTCGACGTGACGCTGGAATCAAAAGTGAAATACGGCGCGCGCCACGGCGTTTCCCACACTGCTGTCGGGAAGTGGCAGAAGGCTGGATGGCTTGTCATGCAAGGCAAGCTGGTCGACGTCGAGGCTTCCGACGCGAAGTTGGCGAAGTACCGAGACAGCACGGATAGCCGGGCCACGCGCGCTGCAAAAAAGGTTTCAGCCGAATTGAAACCTGAAACCAAGGTTTCAACTGAGGTTGCAACTCCAGCGCCAGTCCTGACGCTTGTCCCGGGCCGCGACGTTGCGCCGGAGGTTTTGCCGGGCGAGACTGCGCGGCAGGCGGAGGCGCGCTTGACCCGTGGCATTTCGCTGGACAACGAGACGTCTATCGAGGAAGCGCGGCGGGTCAAGGAAATCTACCTGGCCCTGCAGAACCAACTTGAGTACGAGAAAAAATCCGGGTCGCTGGTCGACCTCGACACCGCATCCGCAATCCTATTTGAAGAGTTCCGGGCGCAGCGCGACGCCTGGCTGAACTGGCCAACGCGTGTCGGGCCGATCTTGGCAGCCGATCTAGGCGTTGAGGCCGATCGGGTAACTGAGGCCCTTACAGCGCATGTCCACAAGCAAATCGCCCAACTCGGCGAGCCGGAAGCCAATTTCGCGGAGCGAGAAGGCTGATTGGCTTCGCGCGTCTGTGCGCAGGGCGTGGACCCCGCCACCGCGTATTAGCGTACCGGAATGGGCAGACCGCTACCGGAAGCTGGCCAAGGAAGCCGGCAGCACGTCGGGCAACTGGTCGACGTCGACGGTAGAGATCGCCCGCGGCCCGATGCTTGCGGTGACGGAGCCCGGTGTTCACGTCGTCACGACAATGGTGAGCACGCAGCTATTGAAGACGGCGCTGCTTGAGAACGTATTCGGGTACTTCGCCCACCTCGATCCTTGCCCAATTCTTCTGCTGCAGCCCAAAGAGGACGCGGCCGAGCAATTCAGCAAGGAACGTATTAGCCCGCTGATCCGGGTTACGCCGGCCCTGCGCGATCTGGTCGGCACCAGCAAGACACGCAACGCAGACGAAACGCTGCTGTTCAAGGCGTTCCCGGGCGGATTTCTGGCGCTGGCCGGCGCCGGTAGCCCTGACAACCTCGCGCGACGCCCGGTGCGGGTGATCCTCGCGGATGAGGTCGACAAGTACCCGGTGACGCGCGAAGGCGAGCCGATCGCGCTGGCCGAAGAACGTACCGCGACGTTTGGCGTCAACTGGCTGTCGATTCGGGCGTGCTCGCCTACGGTCGAGGACGAAAGCCGGATCGAGGCGAGTTACAAGGACTCGGACCAGCGGCGCGCGTCCATTGCATGCCCGCACTGCGGTCATCGCATGTTCCCGGACTTCTTCAAGCATGTCGAGTGGGAGAAGCGACGGGACGCCGACGGCAACGTGCTCGAGCACTTTCCTAAGACGGCGCGCATTTCCTGCGAGTCGTGCGGTCAGGTCTGGTCAGAAGGCGACCGGCTCCGCGCGCTGCAGACGGCGCGCTGGCACCAGACGCGGCCCTTCGACTGCTGCGGAAGCCGTCATGTCCCGCTGGATGCGTATGAGCGCGCCTGGCGCGGTCCGGAAGACGAGCGCGACGCGATCAGCGATGCGGCTGTCGCGGTAGTTTGGGACTGGTGGGAAAGCGATCGCCATGCGGTCTATCGCGCCAAGTGCCCGGACTGCGGCGAATGGAAGGTCGACAACGAACACGCCGGCTTTCAGGCCAGCAAGTTGTTCAGCCCATGGCAGAAGGACAAGCCGTCAGACATCGCCGGAAAGTGGCTGGCCGCCGGCAACGACGAAGAGAAGAAACAGACCTGGTGGAATACGCAGGCCGGCCTTCCCTATCGCCCGAACTCTGGCAAGGCGCTGCGCGTCGATTCGCTGCTTGCCCGCGGCGAGCGGTGGGCGGCCGAGGTGCCGGATGGCGTCGCAGTCATCACCGTCGGCGTCGACACGCAGGATTCCGTCGCGCTGTTGAGGCGCTGTGGCGTGGTTACTCGGAAGACCTTGGCCATTACAACGATGTGGCTCGGGAACTTACCGTATCGCAGCAGCTTCGCCTCGGCATGCGGCACAAGCTGGTAGATGGCGAAAGCCTGTTCGTCACCTATTGGATGCCTGAGCGCATCGGCCGCGGAGCGGCCAAGTATGCAACGGCGTTCCAACTCGTCGACCCTGATCGCCTGTCGAACCCGAATCAGATGATCGATTCGCGGAACATGCGCGGCGGCGTGGAGATCGACGAATACGGCGTTCCGATCGCGTACCACATCCGCAAGGCCGAGCAAAACGACTGGTACAACGCCTATCAGTCAATGGTATGGGAGCGCATTGAGCGCGAAGACCCAGACGGGTGGCGCCGCGTGATTCACGACTTCGAGCGTGACCGCGCTGGCCAGCACCGCGGCATCGGCGTATTCACTCCGGTTCTGAAGCACGCCAAGATGCTCGCGCGGTACTACGGCGTCGAGTTGCAGGCGGCCACGGTTGCGACGATCTTCGGCACGTACGTTACGAGCCCATATGACCCGGCCATGATCGAGGCCGCGATGGACTCGGACGGCGGCGACCTCGGTTTCTACCAGGGCTTGCGCAGCGACTGGGCCAAAGAGCGGCCGGCGATGCTGAACAACGTCCGCGTCCCGACCCTGGCGCCCGGCGAAGAGATCAAGCAGGTCGCCGCGGCTCACCCGCACAGCGGATTCAGCGAGTTCGCACACGAAATGCTGCGCTCAATCGCTTCTGCGCTGGGCGTATCGGCCGAGCAGATCACGCAGGACTGGTCGAAGACGAACTATTCGAGCGCTCGTGCCGCGATGCTGGAAAGCTGGAAGACGTTGAGCCGGCGCAGCACCGAGTTCAAGAATGGCACCGCGACGCCCATCTATGCGACCTGGCTTCAGGAAGCGATGGAGCGCGGAGACCTTGACGACGTATTGCCGAGCGGCGCCCCGGATTTCATCGAGGCGGCTCGTGCGTATGCGCGTTGCGACTGGCTCGGCGTTGGGCGTGGCTATGTCGACGTCACGAAGGAAGCGGCCGGCGCGATCATGCGCATGGATGGCGGCCTAAGTACGCTTCGCGACGAAGCCCGCGAGCAAGGCAGGGATTGGGAGGAAGTCCTGCACCAGCGCGCGATCGAACTCAAGATGTTCAAGGATCTTGGTCTGAACCCTCCGAACTGGGCCGGCGAAGTTGCGGCTGCGGAGGCGGCCAGACCTGAGGCGGAGCCAAAACCGGAATGAAAAGCTACCCTTTCTCCGCGGCGCGCGTCTTCGATACGCCGATCGCCATTCATCCGCAGAAGGGCGCAATTATTGCAAAGGCCCTTGCGGGACGGTTCGGGATTGGCGACGTCTCATTCGCTGGCGGAGACCCTGTTGTTATCAAGCCGATGGCATACGACGACTGGGACGATGGACCTACAGATACGTATGTCGAAACTCCCTACGACCTTAGCCAAGGCGTCGCTGTCATCGACGTATCCGGGACGCTTGTCCAAAAGAGCAGCAGCCTTCGCCCCTACTCGGGGGTGCTTGGTTACAACGCAATTCGGCATAACTTCCTTGCTGCGTTGAGCGACGACGAAGTGAAAGCGATCGTCCTGTCGGTCGACTCGATGCTGTCTTGCGGGAGTTTCCGGAGGTACGCGATGTCTATAGCCGCATCAACGTAGGCAACGCCATAGGAAGCAATGCGGTCAGCATCGACGTTGGCCTTGTGCCTCGCTCGGCCCGTAAGGC